CTTCTGCTATGGGTTGTAAGAACATACCAAGCATTTTAGCAATCTGTGAGAGAATATTCAAAACTGGTTTAAATACATAGAACATATCCATTAATAGTTTACCAACAAGTGCTAGTTTACCAATTATTCCTAATATCCCAAGTGAACTAGAACCACCAAGAGACTTAGTGCTAGATGTTCCTGAACCACCAGTTCCTGAGGCTGAGCTTGATGTTACTATTTCCAAAACTACTTTTTCCGTCATAATACCCTACTCACATAACTTGCAACTAATGCCATTTCTAAAAACTCACGCATTGGGAGTTTCCTAACTTCTTTTAGAGGCATTTGATAAACCATACAAATCTTCGCCTCACCGATTTTTCGTTGCACTCTTTCATCGGTTATTTTATAACCTCTATCATACAACAGGCTTAATTTTTTTTTAAATCATCAAACTCCTCTTCGTTTATATTATTAAATTCAGCAATATGGGGAATTAATGTTTCCACAATCCTATAATCAAGTTTCTTGTATTCAATTAATCTTTCCTTCATTGTTTCTAGAGTGCACCCATCATTAATATCAGTTTTAAAAAAAGGAGCTTTTGCAATTCCTAGAATGAATGTGTATTTGTTTAATGTTCCTAACTTTACATTTGTGTTTCTGTTCCTTCCTATTCCAACAACCTCTGTGGATTCGTTTTGAATAAGTTCTCTGTCATCATTATTAAGTTCTCTTAGAGTAACCAATCCTATATTTTTTATTTCTACTTCTTTTGTTCCCATTTATATTCAACCTCTTGGTTATTTTTATTAATATCTCTCTTGAGATTTAACTATAAGTTACTGTTAATGTTGCGGGTATGATTTCTACTGACTCACTGATTGGATTATTAAGCTGTGCTGCGAGATTATATGTTTGTATTGGGCTTAGTCCAAACAAGAAAGTTATAGTATCATTATCCGGTCTGGTTAATACGATTTCCATTGTTGCACTTACTGTTGGTGTGTCTGCTGCAATTCCTGTACCCCCAAGAGCGGCTGTTAATAATAAATCAGCAACATACTTAGTGTCTAGCTTTAAAGAATATGCTCTTTCTCCTGCAGTATAGTACTGTGCAACCCTATTAGCCCCATAATGAAATGTGAAATTATTCGAAATAGTTAATTCAAATCCATTCACTATGTTTGTAATGGTTGTTGCATTTGGTAGCTCAAAGGTTGCTTCTGTGAATGTATAAGGTGCATCTCCAGTAAGTGCTGTATTAGATAATAGTGTACCAGTAAAATCAGATTTGGCGTACTTACAATTTAGGCTACAAGTTACTGGTTCGCCTTCTGCTCCTTTGATTGTGGCTTGGTCAATTACACACCCTGCATAAACAGTACACCTATCAGTAGTAACATTATCAAAGTTCGTAGTTGTAGTAAATGAAAGAGGAAGGTCAATCCCAGAATATGTTTCTGCCGCTAGTGTTCCTAGTGCGTGAGTAAAAAAGGTGTGGTCACACATATCAAAGTCTACAGAGAAAGAACCCTCAGACTTACCAGCTGTGTATGCAAGTATATCTCTCCCACCTGTTGCTGAACCCTTGAAACCTCTTCTTCCTGTGAGATTATTATTTAAACTTGGATTTATAGCTGTATCTAATCCAAAGTGTGTGTCAGCAGTAACTGCTGTCCCAAATGCTGTTTCTGCTTTCCATAATGTAAATGATTCAGCTCCCGCTGATATTGGTCGATTTGCCATACTTAATCATATCTCCTTTAATTTATTTCATAATTGTTTTTTTGTTCTGTATCTAATCCAATCTTGTAAACCTTGTATTTTGTGAAGTCCACTAGCTCGGCTTGGCGTTCGTTGACAGGCTTGGTATAACTAAAATAATAAAATCCATTCTGATTGGTTATAATCTTCTCTCTAAGTGTGTCTAAATATGTTTCAGCGTCTAATTGTTTTTCTGCGAAAATATCAATCATAAACCTAAATGAAGAAATATTGACATTCCCAAACCCACCAGCTTCAGAAGTGAAACCATATATATCAAATCCTATTCTTGGGAACTGACTCAAAGTTATTTCAGGCTTAGGATAGTCTGGATAAATTGCGTCTCCTGTTCCGTAATCCAAACTTATAGTTATTGCATCCCCAAGAATTAATACTTTTGAAACAATAACTGTTAATATATTTCCTAAGGTAGTTGAAGATGAAGAATACCCAAAAGTATAATCTGTTCCAAACACAAGTTCAGTTCCATTCTGCTTAACCCATCTAACATTCTTACAATTAGTTACTGATAGAGTGAATGTTTGAGCCCCACCAGTTGCAGTAAATGAGTCGGTCTTAGTTGCTACTCCACGTTGGGTAACTGAAATAATATCTGAATTTCTTAGAAAGTTTAAGAACTCTCTTTTTAGGTTCACTCTTGATAAATAACTCATATCTCATCCTCTTGGATTTATATTAACTTCTTAGTTTCGTGTGTGTTTCCATCAATGATTACCTTTACTACACCTTTGTAGCCTAATCCCTTAGCGAGTAATCTTGGAAACTCTTGTATTAATGTTTCTTTAATAAATGGATGTGGCTTTGTTCCTTTTGTTGCAATGCTCTTTTGTAAAGCATAAGCCAAGTCCTCATCTCCTAATTTATCCCTTGCCCATTTCTTTAGGTTCTCTACACTTGTCCAGTGAGGTGCAGTTCCTTCCTCAACATAAAGCGCATAGCTCACCATATAAACAATTAATTTATTATTACTAACTTCTGTACTTATTGATTGCCTTAATTCCCCATCGTGTATTGGTACTCTGCGTTTCAATTCTTCTATCAATCCTAATTGCATAACAGAAAAACACAAGTCCCAATCAATCCAAACCTCAGTCATATTTACCAATCTTATGTAATTAAAAATAATGAACAAACCTTATAAACTATCTTGCCTTCTCCTGCAGTCCTATCTAAAACTGTATCTACTCTGTATGTTCTACTACCACTACCATCATTATAAGCTATTTTATCATCCTTAGATATTGCTTGGTCGTACTTGGTTAGCATTATTAAATCAGATTTTTCAAATTCACCAGGTAGTTTGTTTAACCATTCCTTATTTTGTCTTGTTATGTAAACTGTAATTGATACAGTAGTTCCATCTGTAAATGCCTCGTCTCCATAGTCTCCTGCTACTACCTTTGTAACAGGTGTGTAGGTTACACTTACTCCATAATTATTTAATGCCTTACTTAGAAAGTTATCACGAATTCTTATGTAATCTCCAGAACCCATATTCACACCATATACACGTATTTTCCTAAATATAGTTTCTTGAACTCTTCTAATTCTTTTTGTAAGGAATCTATGACTCCTTTAATATTCACGTAGGCTTGACCAATTGACCCACTGAACTCAGGTAAACTGAATGTGGACAAGTCATCATAAGTCCCTCCCATCTGATACGTAAAGCATTGAAGTCCGGCTATCAAACAAGTTGCTCTTTTGATTACTCGGTTTAATGAAATACTTCCTCTCTTTAACTCTGGAAGAACACCCCAATGATAAGTGATTTCTATTTCTTGGGGATAGAGGTTTGCAATCGGTTGTGTGAAGTATGTTTGTGAGGCTGTATTCTTCAGTACAATTTTTCCTGTTTCTGAGTAGACCACATAATCATCAGAGTCTATTGCTGTGCCCTCAATCTCTAAACTGTCTACTTGAACGATTGGATAATCTTGCAATAATATCGCATAGCTTCCTGTTCCGTCTATTGTTAATGTCTGCTTGTTTAAGTATGTAATTATATACTTGGAAGTTGCGTCGGGATTGGTTGCCCAAGTTGCAACTGTTAATGCAGTTGCGGTGTTTGAAACTATTTCTCGTATTTGTCCTTTGCCTGTTCCACTATAAATATAAACTGCATATCCAGCGTATGCGTTGGTTGTCCAAGTCTTGCTTGAATCGGTTATGGTTGTAGCTGCTCCTGCTGTTGCGGTTCCTGATATTTCAACAGGATAATATGTTGTAAATGTAAGTCTGTCAATTTCATCTTCGGCAAATTGTATAGCTTGGGTAATTGTTGCATCACTGATTACGCTCGTGTCTGTAACTCCAATCACAGCCCTGACTTCTGAAATATCGACATACATATTTGATTACCTTTTTTAAGTATAATTTTGCTAGTGAACAATCAATCTAGCCAGTCTTAGTTATTTAAACAACTGCGGGTGTTCCCTTTACTAATAAAGTTGTTGCTCCTGTTGTAGTTACAAATACCTTGTTCTTTGTAGTTGAATCAACATAAGGTGTTGCATAAACTCCTGTTGCTGTTGTGTAACCGTGAACATAATGAACTTCTGTAAAGTCGGATAGTATTACCCAATCTAAAGTTGTTGCGATTGTAACTGAGTAAATACCTTCTACTTCTCCAGTTCCTGATTTTGATGCTCCACCAGCTATTGAGCCACCCACTATTGATGCTGTTTTTTCTGCTGCTGACATTATCAATCATCTCCATTTAAATTTTATATATATACTATTTGTGCACTTGAAGCTGTTGCTGTTGTGCCGTTTAATGTTATTGTCTTACTGGTTATGTCGCTTGTAGGATTAAAAGTTCCATCTGCATCAACTGTTGCTATACAATGTATAACTTGCTGACAATTGCCTACTAACCATTTATCTCCTTGTGCTGCATAAGCACCTGAATCGATAAAACCAGTCTTGTATCTTCTACCATTTAAACCGATTGTTGAACCGGTTCTTCTAACATTTACTGTAGTCGTTGTTGTCATATTCTCTCATCTCCTTTCTAAAACCTATAAGGGCTTTAGCCCCTATAAGCTATACTTGTTTATTTAACCTTATGATAGGTTAGTTATACTTGAATTGAATGTGGTTGCTCTACAGATTAAAGTTATGTATTCTTTAATTGCGAACTTTTGAGAATCGTTTGTGATTCCGAACTCGAAGTATGTTGGTTCTTGTAGAGTTCTGATTTCCCAAACTGCATCATCAATGAAATACATAGACTTTGAGCCTGTTACGTTTGTTAGATATTGTGAAGGATAGATTTCTATTGCTCCTGTCATTCCTAACCAAGTAATTGCAACAGTTCCGTATTCTGTTACCTTCATTGAATTCTGGATTATTTTCTTGTCAGATAATATTCCTTGCATATCTCTAAATGTTGCTGAATCACAGATTGCAAAGCTTGGTCTTCCTGAGTCATCGAATGCATATTGGATTGCAGTATTGATAATATCCTCTGTTAAGTTTACTCCGGTTGCATCGTATGTGTTGGTTGTGGACATTGTTTGAACAATACCATTGAACTCTGTTCCATCAGCATCTTGTGAATAAACTGAAGTGGTTGCGTTTCCGTTTACTATAACTGCTTCTTCGTGTTCTGCAAGTTCCCTCATTTTTACGAATACTTCTGTTTGGAGTATGTTCTGTGCAAACTGACTTATGATGTTTGCTGATGAATTACCGTCTCCTTGCATGTCTGAGCCTACTAATGTATAACCTGGTATGGTTACCATTGCTTGACCTGTTACTCTGCCTACTGAATAGAAGTATTTAATAGCAGTGCTTGCTCTGTCGTATGTGGTGTTTGTTTCTGTGAGGTTTGCGTCTTCAATTGCACAAAAAGCTCCACCCTTAGCAGTAATAACGTTATAGTCTGCTGTTCTACCATTATTAGTTACTCTTTTTAGCTTGTTCTTAACAGGTGTGAACTTTCTTGTTCTATCTACTAAGATTGGGTCAACGAAAACTGGGGACATTGCATAACCTGCAGTTCCTGCTCCACCAGATATGGATGTGGTTGCCTTTAATAGATTTTCCTTGTAAACAGGGTGCTCATTGAAAAGTAAAGTCTTTAAAGCTTTAAGCTTGTTATGATTAGCCTCTGTTGATTGTGTTGGGTCATAAATTACACTTCCTTCGGGTAATGCCCAAAATGCGTTTACGTATGGGTCTGTATATCTTGTCATTTTTAATCTCTCCTTTTATTTTATAATAAATCAAATACTGATTTTTCTGATAATTTTATATTACTGTCTACTCCAAGCATTACAGATTTGTCTGATGCGAGGGATTTCTTGATTGTTTGACCTTCGATTTTTGCTAGTCTGTCGTTTAATCCGGTTATTTGGGACTTAAGTTCAGTGTTAGCGGTGTTGGATTTTTCTAGTTCGGATTTGAGAACTACGAACTCAGACTTCAAGATGGTTAATTCGGATTTTAGCTCAACACTCTTGTCCTCTGGGTTTGAATCTTCCTTAGCTTCTGTTGATTTCTTTTCTGTGTCTGTGTCTGTGTCTGTGTTGCATTTTGCGAGGTATTCTTTCTTTGCATCATCAGAATCTAAAGCATCATATTCTTTCTTTTGTGCGTCAGTTAGTTTTTCATAAGCTGACTTTAATTCTGTGTCTTCCATTATATCACCTATTTTATTTTGAT